CGGCTACATGAAGACCGAGATGGCGGCTATCGAAAACTGGAACCGTCGCACCGCCCTCGCATCCGGCTCCGGCGATCATGCGGAACTGGCGCGGCTGGCTGAGGCGGCAAGCGGCCAAGAATGGCGCGTTGCATCACCGCCGTTTGCGGCTGGCGCGTCATATATCCAAACCGAGTTGCCGTGCATTAATGGGCTTGCCGCCTGGTTTTCTGTCGCCCTTGTCCCAGGGCCATCGCCAGAGGAAACGGGGTATTCAGAAGGCGCTCTGGATGCTGATGCCAACGCCGCCTTCATCGCCGCCGCCAATCCCGCCACCGTCCTAGCCCCCCTCGCAGAGAACGCGGCGCTGCGGGTGCGCCTGGGCGGTGCGCTCGACGGTGACTGCAAGTGCTGTGTTCTGACACGCGCCAAGTGCGCCGACACCGTATCAGAAATCGAGATCGGGCGCACCGAAGCAGAGCTGGCTGAGGCGGTGGCAGTGATCCGCGACGTTGATAGGGCCGCGCGTCAGGCTGCGTCTATGAACGATGCCGGATACACCGTCACCGTAGAGCGCACAGCTACGCACATCTACGGGATCACTGACACCTTCCTCAGCAAGGAGGCCGAACGTGGGTGAGATCACCAAAGGCGAGTTCTGCGCACGCTTCATCGCCGAGATGATGAAGGCGCTTCCGATCTTCGACGGCACGGCGGACGAACTGCGATCCTACGCCGAGGAGATAGCGCCAACCTATTGGGAAACCGAATGGCAGCGCGAGCAAGGCCCTGAAGGCTGTGCGCAGGCCGACATCAGCTATTGGGGAGAATGACCAATGACTGACCCTATGGAACTGGTCGGGCGGCTGGAGACATACGCCGATCCGCACGAAGAGATCGGCATGACCTATGTTCGTTCCGCGCTCACCGAAGCCGCCGCCTGCATCCGCGAGTTGGTGGAGTGGCGGCCTATAGAGACATTCGAACTGTCAGGTCAGGCGCATCCGGTGATTGTCGCCGTGCCAGATCGCGATGGCGGGTGGCTCGTCGGTGAGGCGTGGCTCCGCGCCGAGGAGGGCGACACCCTCTGGGAGAATGGCTGGTGGTGGGCCGGAACGTCGCCGGGCGAATACCACGACAGCCCGATCATTGAGATGAACTATGGACCGCCGAAATGGTGGAAACCGCTCCCCCTCCCTCCAGCACCAGGAGCAGAAGATGAATAGGGTTCATTCCGCCGCAAGCGGCTCCATACCCGTCGAGGGTGTTGAATACATATGGCACCCAATCTCCACGGCCCCGACGGATGGTCCAGCCTTCTTGGTCTGCACAGACCAACGCAATGTCTACGTCGTCTTCCGCCGATCCGATGCCGGACCCTCCTTCATGCACTTCGTGCCAGGCGTGACGCGAGAACTGACTGAATTAGCTCTCGGATGGGTTCCATGTCCCAAAACCCCAGACTATCCGCGAGGTGTCGTTCAATGACCGCTGACCTGTCCGCCCTCATCGCTAGACTGGAAGCCGCTGGCATAGATCAGACCTTCTGGTCCCGCTGCGACAAGAGTGGGGGAACTGAGTCCTGCTGGCCGTGGGGAGGTTATCGAAACGACCGAGGCTACGGCGTTATGCGCTATTCGAAGGGCCGCGCCGTCCGTACGCATCGTCTCGCCTATGCCATAGCATGCGGGGGCGTGGATGCAGATAGGCTCGTCTGCCACTCGTGTGACAACCCATCTTGCTGCAACCCTCGCCACCTGTGGCTGGGAACCTACGCGGACAACAATCGCGACAGGCAGTCTAAGGGCCGATCCAAGAGCACCTTTGGTGGCGACTACAGTGGGCCGCGCCCGGTGCGGGAGCGGCACGGATCGGCGAAGCTGACAGAGGCGGCGGTTAACGAAATCCGCTCTAGCGAGATTTCTGGTGCAGCGTTGGCCAGGAAGTTCGGAGTCCACGAAGGAACGATCAGCCGGGTTCGGCTGGGGCAGACGTGGACCGCAAAGCCACTTTCACCGAAGAGGCTTACCCTCCGCGCCAAGCTCGACGGGTGCGCAGCCGAAGGCGAAGCGAACAAAAACCCCAAGGCACAGGAGGGGTGAATGGGTGACGTGGTGAAATTCCCGGCACGGGTCCGCGAGGACGAGATCGTCACCGTGAAGCTTGAGGATGTCTTCGCGATCCTGACGAAGCGAAAGACCCTTGCCGACATCAAGTGGGAGCAAGCCCACGAAGCCCGCATCAAGGAGTTGATGGACATGGGCGTCGAGCGCCTGCGCCACCTCTGGGACAACGTGAGCGACGACACGTCCTTCTACGAGGGCGAGTTCGGATCGCACGACTGCGCGGACATTCACACCGCGCTCAATCGGCTGGGGGATGGGTATTACTGTGCGGTCTGATCCCCTCCGTATCGTCGCAGCCGCGCACCGCATCCACCTGACGCCGGAGCAGACGGGCGATCCCCGCGCCGTGCCGGTCGTGGTCAGTGCGCCACCGCCTGCACGGCATCACAACCTGTTCGCGATCCATCCTGACGGGCCATATCCGACCGGCGAAGACAGCGGGTTTCTGTTGTCGGACGGGTCGTTTGCGACGCGCGAAGAGGCCGCCGTCATAGCCCGCGCTGCGGGGCAACTCACTGGCCTGATGCACTGCGAGGGCAAGCTGTTTTCGGAGGACCTGTGGTG